CCCACCGGGCTACCCATCAAGGCCGTGGCCGACATGGTGGTTACCGTCGCCGTGGACGCCTATGAGGGCGGCAACACCACCGCCGGGACCTACGTCAAAGGGCACACCCCCGACGGCGCCTACACGTTCACGTACAACCACATGGCCGACGAATCCCTCGCCGTCGCCGTCGGTGATACCGTCACCGTCGGGACCGTGCTGGGCACCGAAGGAGCCACCGGGAACGTCACCGGAACCCACCTTCACTTTGAAATCATCATGGGATCCTGGACCGACCCGTGGGCCCCGCCGTACAACAACGGAGCCCAGTTCGTTGACCCCCTGCCCATCCTCCGCGACCATGGAGTAGTGATCTGACATGCCAGCTAAGGCCGCCACCATGGAACACCCCGCCCCCAAACTGAACCAGCGCGAGTTCAAGTGGTACAACTGGGACAAAATTTCATCCTTCAACGCCATGTTTCATTTCCTGGTCGGGCAGCGCGGTGTGGGCAAAACCTACGGGTGGAAGAAGAAAGCCATCCGGGCCGCGATCAAACGCGGTGAACAGTTCATGTACGTGCGCCGGTACAAGGAAGAACTGAAAATCTCGAAAGACTCATTCTTCGATGACCTCATCGCCAAAGCGGAATTCCCGGACTGGGATTTCCGTTCCTACGGCTCACTGGCCCAAATGGCTCCCGCCAGTACCCGGGACGACAAGAAACGTCCGTGGAAAACCATCGGACACTTCGCCGCCCTGTCCACCGCCGGGAACATCAAATCCGTGGCCTACCCGCTGGTAACGAACATCGGTTTCGATGAATTCATCATCGAAAAAGGCAACGTCCAGTACATTTCCAATGAGGTCCGGGCGTTCCTGAACCTGTACCTCACCGTGGACCGCAACCAGGACCGCACCAAAGTGTTTTTCATGGCGAACTCGGTGTCGATCATGAACCCGTATTTCCTGTACTACAACATCAAACCGGACGAGTCCAAAGAATTCACAGTCCTGGGTGACGGGTACATGGTCGTTCATTTCGTGGACGCCGAAGAATTCACCGACCAGGTGTACGAAACAAAGTTCGGTAAATTCATCAAAGGCACCGAATTCGCAGACTTCGCCGTCGGCAACGAATTCTCCGACAACCACGACAACCTCCTCAACATCAAAGGCGCGTCCGCCCGGTACACGTACACCCTGGAAACAAAACACGGGACGTTCAGTGTCTGGATTGACTGGCTCGCCGGGAAGTTCTACGTCCAGGAGAAACGACCGAAACAGGAAATCCTTTATACCACCGTCACCGAACTCATGGCGGACGGGAAGATCCTGTTACCCTATTCAAGTAAGCTAATGCAAACGCTCCGCTCCGCATTTCACCACGGAAACGTTTATTTCGATACGGCGAAATCACGGAACGCATTTATCCGAATATTCGACCGCTAACTGGGGAGTTGGTTACCTTGTCCACCGTTCTTGAACCCGTTGATAAACGCCAGATCGGGCCCGTCACGACGGCAGCCGGCGGTGGTGTCGCCGCCGCCGGGGTCCTGTCCTGGGCCGTTGAACAGATCTGGCATATCCAGGTACCCACCGACGTCCAAACCTATCTGGGGATCCTGTTCGTCATCGCCGCCGGCTGGGCCGTGCGGCCACGCGGCAAGCGGGTGGCAGAGTGAGCGGGGGTGTGCAGCGGGCCGTAAAGCTGATCTCAGAGCCTCGCGGCATCAATGTGGCACAGATCATCCTGTACGCCGTGGCAGCTGCTTGTGGCATGGCTGCAGCGCTGGGGGCCCTGCTGCCGGTGTTCATGACGTCCAGTATCGGGTCCCCGCTGATCATCATTGTGGGGATCATCCTCGCCGTCGGTGGTGTGACCGGCACGTTCTCCGTGATCACCGGTATGTGGTGGTTGGAACGCGTCGCCCTGATCGTGACCGGGCTGGGCTGGTTCCTGCTCCTGCCAGCTGCCTTGTTCTTTGCTGCAACCACCGACAAATCCGCTATCTGGCTCATCGTCGGTCTCGTCGTCGTTGTTCTGTGTGACGCCTACAAACGCTACCGCCGAATCGACTGGGCATACCTGGATCCCACGCGATGAACGGGGTGGAGGCTGTGACAGCTATCATTGCTGCACTTGGAGGAGCCGCCATTATCCCCAAAATCATTGATGGTATCAAAGCCATGCGCAACAACCGGGCCAAGGAGGAGCGCGACGAGAACCGGACCCTGCTGGGTCGGGCGAAATACGCTGAACAGAGGGCCGACCGTGAAGCGAACTACCGGCGCCGCATCGAAGTGTGGGCCGGCAGACTGGAATACATGCTCGCCCAACTCGGTGTCCCCGCCGATAAAATCCCGCCCAAACCCGAATGGGTGCGCAGTAAGGAAAACGCATGAACTACTATCTCCCCTTCGACCCGGGCGTGGATCTCGGGCAACCCTACGGGGCCCGCCCCGGCATGTTCCCCAACCCTCCAAAAGGGCACAACGGCGACGACTGGCTCACCGACCCCGGAACACCCGTCCGGGCCGCCGGTGACGGTGTCGTGGTGTTCGCCGGCGAATTCGACTCCACCTACGCCGATAACTTCGGCTGGAACCTGAACTACGGCGGGCTCATGGTGGTGCTGAATATGGACGGTGACACCGCACCCTATTTTGAGTACGGTCACAACTCGCGTCTGCTGGTCAAAACCGGTGACCGGGTGCGGGCAGGGCAGGTCATCGCCCTCACCGGCGCCACCGACGGTGGGACCGGGGTCATCACCGGCCCCCACTGCCATGTAGGTGCGCTGCCACCGAACTTTGACCTCAACGACGGGTCCTACGGCCGGGTGAACCCGCGCACCTACATGACCCAATACTGGGACGACAATCTCATCCAGTACGCATCAACAGAACAGGAATTCGACATGGACGAACAGCAAACCCGCACCGTCATCCGGCAGGAGCTCGCCCTCGCCGTGCAACCAGGTGTCAGCGGTGAACGCAACGCCGGCCCGTTGTATGAGCTCAACGAAAACATCAAATGGTTGCGGGAAACCTTCACCCCCGGCGAGTCCGGCAAACGACAGGCCGGTGAAGCGCTCCGCATCATCCTGGACGCCGCCAAAACTGTCTGAACCAAAAAGTCCGCCACACGAAACACCCGCCACACCACCGTGTGGCGGGTTTTTCTATGACCGTCGAAAATCATTTCCGGTTGCGGTGTCGGCGAAATGTTGGTGGGTGTTATGGTGCGCGGGGTGGGCGACACAATGTGGAGCATGGAATTGGTGGTCCCGGGGCGGGTATCTGGCGTTCCTGTGAATGCAGCCCACGGTGTTGACAATTGGGTGTCATAGGTCTAATTGCGTGGGTGAACAGACATATGCCACACCACTTATAAATGGATCATTTTTTACTTTTTCAGTGGGTTATGTATAAACTGGGCACATCAGCAAGGGACCGCCACAAACAAAGGAACACACCATGGACAACAGCATCGAAGCAGGCTTCAAAGCACTTCACGCCTACCTGGTCATCAACACACCCGTAGGGTACGTCCACACGGTAGAACACTCCGAAACAGAGTTCCACCGCGGTAAGTGGATTGTCGATTCCTGGACGGCCGGCGGTGACTACCTGGGGCAGGAAATCTGGTCACTCGATATCGTGGACGGTCGCTGGGCGTTCACCCGCCACACCCGCTACGTCCCAGCCAACAAGCTCACCCCAGGCATGATGACCATTGTTGGTGAAATACGCGAAATCATGCCGTGGACCACAGGTACCGGAACGGAACTGGTCTACATCGACTACGTGCGACGCATAGGCGAAAACAAGGCGCCCGCCGAACTCGTCAACATCATCAACTAAGGAACACGCCACCATGTCAGAATTCAGCGAATACAACGACAGCATCGACGGCATCTATGCCGACGACTCACCCAAATCATGCTCCTGTGGTCATTGCCGCACTGAGGGACGGTTAGAGCAAGGAACCGACTGCACGTTCTACCGGCGCCCCTCCGCCGACGACTACGAGCTACCCATGATCAACCGCGCCACCCGTACCGTACCCACAACCCGCGGCCGCCGCGCCGCACGCTAAGGACAACTGACATGAATGAGATGGTCAAAGTTGGTCTACTAATCACAATCATTTGTGTTGTCGCGCTCACCGCTATTTACTTCAACCGCTAAGGACGATGACCATGGATTACACCATCGAACTATGGAGCGTAGGCGAAATACACCACGGAGAGTGCACGTGCGGACGTTGGCATTTCACCAGCAAAAACATTGACCTGTTGGAGGAGTACGCCGAAAAACACGTTGCAGAACACAAGCTCAACGGTGACTTGACGGAGGTTGTGTGATGATCGCGCTCACCTGTCACCGGGAGATTCTCCCGTCGGCTCACCCGCTCACCGGTGAGCTACGCGCGGCTGGGCTTGCAGCGGCCCGCCAGGAGCTTAGTGAGGCTAAGCGGGCGTATCTGTCCAGCCCGTATGATTCACCCCGCCTACGGCGCCGCTACAACGAAGCGGTGGCGGCGCGGGCAGCTTACGATAGATCACAGTGACACATTCACCAGCAAGCATGTACAGCACGACGCCATATAGGGTGTCGTGCTACATGCGTATACAGGCATATGAGGGTGTCATGCTATGTGATTATGATCACATGAGTAAGCTATTGACATGTCGG